CCAATTTCTTCAATTATATATTCAAGATATTTCCATGTGTGTACTGTCAGCATTTAATCATCTCCTTTCTTACTAATTAAAAAACATAAAATCAGTAAGTCTTGATTTTCTTTTCTCTTTCAACCAATTTTCTTCAATTTCTTTAGCTCCCCACAAACTATATCCAAAAGCCATAAATTTATCATTAGTTTTATTTGAATTAACTCTTTCAAGTTTTAATAAATTTCCTTCATGTTTTTGCTGCATATTCATCATTTCATCTTTTAAAACACTTGTAAGAATGTAAGGTCGCAAATACTTAGCTTTCCTTTCTCCATCCATACTTCTACCTTCTTCAGTTCCCATTAATTTGTCTTTAGCAACCTTATCATCAATTAACAATTCAACTTTACCTGAATTCAATTGATTTAATATATGAGTGTATATCTCCGCATTAGTATCAGGGTTTCCTTGAATAGCAAAAATATTATCAACCGTTTCTTTATTACTATAATTTTCATATCCTGATATATTATAAGGAACATAAGCAGGTAAAATTTCTTCTGTGTACTCATCAACAGAAACTTTAACCATATAATCAAGCAAACCTCTTCCTAACCCTTTTACGTCAAAAGCAATGATACGAGGGTTAAAGTCCCTTGCAATTTTTTTCAATTCAACGGCTTGATCCGCAAAATGTCTTCCATCATAAGTATATAAATTAACTAATTGTTTTTTATACCCACCTTGTACTGGAATTCTAATACATTTCATTACTAAAATTGCAGTTTGAGCTATTGTTCTTCCAACATCAACTCCTATAACATAAAAGAAATCATTTGTATATTTTGGTATAGTATATTCAGTTTCATGAGATTCAACTTTTCTGTATCTATCAAAAAGCTCCGCATCAAAAAATGCTCCTTCAACTGCTCCACTCCATCTTCCTCTATATTCTCTATCAAAAGATTCAGGATTGTATGTGCCATCTTCAATTAATTCTTGTTCAATATCAGGAGAGGTCAATCCATGCATCACAGGTATTTTAAAATCTCCTCCCCAAACAAAAGCATTACCTTTTACTGTCATCCAAACAAGAGACTGAACAAGTTTATCATAGGCAAACGTACCTTTATACCCTGCCGTAGTAAGATAAGTTTGAGCGCCATGATTTTCTGTAGGATCTCTATGTCCATCTTTGGCTTTTCTATCAATAGCCATAAGAGGTAAAACCACATCATGAAGTTTTTGCCCATCAATCATAATAACCTCATCAATCAATCCTCTATGTCTTCTTCCACCTCTTGTGCTGTCTTTAACCGCCACAATATCAAGGCGAGAGCCATTTACAAAGTGTAGCTCTACATAATCTTTTGTTCTTTGTTTAAAATCTTGTCCTACAACTTCTTGTTGTAAAGCAGGAATAAACTCCCATATTTCATTAACTTTTTCTTTAGCAATTCTTGTAACCTGTTCTTTAGTGCCTGAGCACATAAATACTTTAATTCCAGGATACAATATACACTGTAAATAAAGCCCTAAAATCGTTAAAAAAGACTTTCCAAAACCTCTCATCGCAGTAACATAATTATATTTATATCTAAAAATACCTCTTAAAAATAGTCTTTGATAATAATATAATTGAAAAGTTTCATTATCTGCGGCTAAATAGTCTACAAGAATATCTGGATAAGCTCTAAAATATCTTATATATTCTCTAAATGTTTTATCATGTTCATCTACAAATTCAGGAGTAATATATTTTTTATATGAAGGATTTGATACTAATTTATTTGTGGGAGGTACTGGTTTTGCTACTTTTTTTCTTTTAGTTGCTGTCTCCGTCATTGCCTCCACCCCCAGTTTTTGTCTTACTTTGTCTTTCAGGAGTGTTACTCATATCTACAGTTTCAGCTTCTTGAATACGTTTAAGCGCACCTTCTACTAAATCTCTTAATTCTCCTTCTCCTAGTACTAAATCTCTTGTCCATTCAAAAATATTTTGTTCTGTTTTATCTACTATATCTGGATCTTCATGTACTTCCCAAGGAATAAAACCTTTCTTTTCTACTCTATCAGCAAGAGCAGATATAGAATTTATAGTTGATTGATTGTTTTTTCTTTGTGATTCCGCAAATTGCGCACTTTGCATAATTTTATCATAAGCAGTAAGTAGATTTTTAAAATTATTTGCATTTCCTTGGCTTAATTCTCTGTCCATCATAACCGAAGTAATTGCGGCTTTATGTAAATATTCCCTTTGAGCCGCATTATCAATAGGAAAGTCTTCCTCCATTCTATTGCAATACATTTCTAGTTTTATTAGTTCTTGTTTTTCAAAACCAGCTCCCCACTTTCTAGTTAACTGTTCCCATTCTTGCGGGCTTAAGCTTTCTTCCATATCTTTTACAGGATCATCATCTGTTTCTGTTGCATATTGAATATAACGATGCATTATTGCTCCTTCATAATTTGCATATTGATTCATAGCTATAGTAGACAGATAATTTCCTATTGGGTTTTTTTCATCTTTTACTTTTAAATACTGACTTTCTAAAAATGGTAAATACATTAATACAAGAAAATATTGAAAGTCAATTACATTTTTAAAATCAAAAAAATCATGTATGCAAGTTTTACAAATCCCTATTCTACCATCTGGCATTAAAGGATTGCCACTTTTAAAAAAATTAGACAGTGTTTGCGATTTGCCGCAAATGTCACACTCTCTTTTTGAACCATCTGGTTTTCTATTAATTTTGCCTTGTTTTATTTTTTTAGCTATGTCTATCATTTTTCCACTTCGTCTGCCTTTATCATTTCCTTCTTGGTATCTTTTGTAATATTCAGGCAAATCATAAGTTATTTCTCCCTGAGTTGGGTGATTATATTTTATAGGCTTTTTTAAATCAGCATCTTGTCGCATTTTATTCCTCCTCTTTAAGTTATTTCTCCAGGCTCCAGTCTGCGGCACTTCGTTGAAGGCGTTGTAGCCGCATCCCTAAAAACATTATATAATTGATTAAAGTTGTATTGTCTAATGTAATATTCTTCTTGTTCTATTAGATTGAAAACATCTTCTTCTAATATTTCAAATATGAAGTTTTCACTTCCATGTAACATCCAATCGCTTTGTAGTTTATAATTATGGTGTGTATAGTTATTTAAACTTTTTCTGTGTTGGTCCCATCTTTTTTGTATGTCTGAAGATGAACCTATATAAATTTTACCATTTGTTTGATTCGTTATTTTGTATATTCCATTCATGATTTTTCCTCCTTATCTCACCTGTTCTCATTACTAAAAGATGAGATCCATTACTACATATAGTATTTGACAGAAGATGTTTTCACTCTTTTTTATCCGTTTCTACAGCATATGGGGTAAAATTGACTGAGCGAGAAAAGTCCAAAAAAAATCCCGCATTAATTAGCGGGATAAAATATATTTACTTTATTATATTAATAATATATATTTAATCACTCTTTATATTTACATAGCAAGCTTAAAGATACGGTAAATTTTAGTCTCTTATTCTTAAAAGTTTTATAAATACATTTTATAAACACTCTTTTTTTATGCAGTATATTATTGGTGGTCTACATATGACTGGATTATGCTTCTTCCTCAATTAAAGTGCTATAAAAGTATACTGGTATGCGGTGTATTAAAGCATATTTATGTTCTATTTTTGCTCCGTATGATTCTGTCCATTTTGGTCCCATTACCAATAAATCACATCGCCGCAAAACAGCTAAATCTCTTTTAAGCCACTCATCATATTCAAAATCTTCAAGGTAAGTTTGTGCAAGATCATGTGTTTGAACAACAGGTAGGTAAACCGCATATCCTTTTTCTATTAATTTTGCACCTATTCTTTTTGCTCTTTCAACATTTTCTTCAACTTGTTTTTGGGTTGGAGCTGTATATTGATCTGCATAATAAGCTAAAGATATTTTTCTACTTTGTCTTGCATGGTGTGATGTGCTAGAATGCTTTTCCATGCTTGTACCTCCTAGTACCATTATATTTTACTTTTTCTGTAATAGCTTTGGATAAATCAATATTTAAGTTTTGCGCTATTTGATCAATTGTTACTGCAGCTTCACTAAACATACTAATAAAATAATCTTTATCATTTTTTCTTAATCCTTCAAGAGCCTCTGACATAAAAAAATGTGCCTGTAATAGTTGGTTTATCGGATCTGTAGACTTTAATAAGAAATAACATCCATGCTTATCTATCACATTTAAAAATAAAGAAAAATCTGCATGTTCTGCTAAATCCATCATTCTTATCAAAACATCAGCAAGCTCTTCTTCAAAAGAACTTTTACAATCTTCAGGGAACATAAATGATTTATAAGCTTCTGATATTTCTGAGTGAATTAAAGCTATTTTTTGTCCATAATTATCATTATCTTTCCAAAAACCTTTATTTACCGCATTCTGATGTACCTTTCGCTGTAATTTCCATATTACATCTTTAGTATCTTCTCTCATTTCTTGTAACATTAATATTACTCCTCCTTTTACTCCTTATTGTTATTATCATCATTTTTTTTATTTTCATCTTGAATGTTTACACTTGTACCCATTTGCATAGTTGCTTTAATAACAATATTAATTAATTGTTTTGCTTTTCTTCCCGATAGATTATACTCTTCTTTAATATCATATGTTAAATCACCTATTCCTTCTAACCAGTCTTGATACCATTCTTCCATTTCCACGTCTATAATAAAACTAGGAAGATTGTCTTGGTATTGATCTTGTGTTTCTTGAGGAAGGCAATTATAACAAACTATCTCCTTTTCTTCATTTGAATTGGTTATCACACCAATACTAGCTGTTTCTGTACCACATCTCTCACAATTAATAATTAACCCCTCCTTTCAAAAAAATTTGGTAGTATTTCTTGTTCTCTTTCCATTCCTCTTTTTAGCATTATCATCATTGCTACAGCTTCATTTTCTGTAACTCCCATTTTATCCAAAGCTGATAAAAAGTCATCTAAAATAACATCTGTTATTGTAATATCTTTTTTTAAAGCTTTAATTAAATTTTGATAAGTTACTCTATTTTTAGAAACTCTTAAGCCGCAAGTCATACAAACAAACTCCCAAAGCTCTCGCCGCATCTTACCGCTGCAGTCGGAGTGTAAACATTCCATAGGCAACCTCCTTACAATAATTCTTCTTCTTTTTTGTTTATTAAGATGTTAGCTATTTTGTCTACTATTGTTATTCCTTTATCTTCTCGTCTAACCCAGCTTATTGTTATATTAGGAAATTGTTCTAATAAAGCTAACAATTCTTTCCAATACATTTGATTTTGTACTGGTTTCCCTTTAGAATTTTTCCATCCTTTTTTAATCCAGTTTGGCGACCATTCTTTAATACCTTTTACCACATATTCACTATCCATATAAACATTTATATTTGCTTTTTGATAGTTTTGTCTTATTAATGCTTCAAGAGCAGCTATAAGCGACATTAGTTCCATTTTGTTGTTTGTTGTGTTATAAGCGGTATCTCCTCCTTTTAATAAAACTATTTCTTCCGCATTTGTGAAGATATACGCCCATGCTCCTATGTTTTCATCGTTTTGATTGCCTCTACAAGCGCCATCACAGTATAATTTATATTCCATTTGTTACCTCCTTTCTTAGATAGTTAGTTTTGAATATAATTCTTTCTTCGCCTTTTATTACGGCATAAGCGGCAAATACTTGATAACTTATATTTGCCTTTTTTATCTCTGTGAAAATAGAAGGGGTGTGCAATTTTGGTTTCGCCGCATTTACTGCATTTCTTATAGTTTGCTTTAACTTGATTTGTAAACCACCATTCTAGGAAGGTGTCCCAATATGTTTCTATTATTTTATTGACTATTCTTTCATTAAAAACAACAGACAAGTTGTTTGGATAAGCTGTTTGATGAAATTTCTCTTTAAAATCTTCTGCTATAGTTTCATAGGTTGCTCCATCTATCCTTTTTTCTAGTATGAAGCGTTCTTGTGGTGTAAAATCCGTTTTTTCTATTAATTCTTCAAGAGTTTGCAAGAAAAAATTAATCGTTTTTGTAGGGTCTTCTAAACACTCTTGCCGCAAGGAACTGTAATGCAAGAGAAGGTTAGATACATGGGTTGGTTCAGTGAATGTGAGTTTGTTGTACGATACTATTTGTAATTCGCCTTGTTCGTCTTCATAAAAAGTGTGGTTGTAGTAGTCTATTTCAGAGTATGGCATGTATTTTGGTGTAAATTCTATATAGCGTTTATAAGATTTTTTTATCTCTTTCATTTGAGCTCTTACTGACATAGCAGCATTTTTATTTTTATAACGTTGCTGAAATGATAGCGACTCGTCTTGAGAGTTTTGCCGCAATTTCTGATAAAGTTGTTCTAGCTCGGATAGTTCAGGATATTGTTTTAGATCAGATGGCTCTATTGTTATTGTTGATGGCTTAACTATATTTTTTACATTTTGGTCAGGGAATTCTTGAATGCCGTTTTCCCGCATGGCTTCCATTGATTCTGAACGTTTATCACGATCTTTTTGAGTTTGTGGGTTTACTATATCTTCTTTAGAGGTTTCAGGCGCAAATAAGATATAGTTCGTTATGAATTCTAAATGTTTTGATATTGACATTTGAGATGAGGTTAAGTTTTGTTCAATGTATGGTTCGTAAAATTGGTCAAGTATATGTTGATCAACAGAAGGTTCAGACAATAGCGCAGCTACTGCCTGAACCCTTTCTTCAGATGTTTCGATTGTATAATCAAGGTTTTGTAATATATCTTGCATATCAACAGCCATGTTTGTTGCATCCCTCCTTTTCTAAGTATATTATATCATAAATCTCTGGCTTTGTCAAGTATAAATATGGTTATATATTGATACGGAAGGTAAGTTGCGGCTTAAAGAGGTCTTTGAAATAGATTCTTCAGTGCGGAGAGCGGTTGTCAGCGCACAGCTCCCAGAATTTTCCAGGCGAGAATTGACACAAAAATAGCCCCCATTCCTATCATTCCTATCAAAATGGTCGGCTTTAAGACAAAAAAAAGGAAAAAACGGTTTCCGTCTTTTCCTGTAAAAATATGTTGTCTTATTGTCTATTTTAGTTTTTTATTCTCGATCCTAACGTGGACAACATTGTCTCCCCACACTGGTTGATTTTTGCAAGTCTTGTTATCTTTCTTTCTCTTTTCGATTGTCAAATATGGTATTAACCTATAGCAATTATTTTTATCTAGTGCGTCTAGAATGTTTCCGTCTAAGTCTATGATGAAAACAAAGTCGTTGTCTTTGAATAGTTTGTGTTTTATTATTTTTTCTATTTCTTGGCTTGTCAAGACTTTTAATAACTGCATTGACTTTACTTCGCTAAGCATAAAGCCATCAATTCTATTCATAATAGCTTTAATTTTATCGTCGTTGGTAACTTCATCTTCTTCTGTACTGTAAAAAGCGTTAATAAGAAACTTCTCGAAGTTTTTCCGGTTCATGGTGTTTACCAAACTTGACCGGTTTTTATCCCGGCTCTTGAGCTGGATAAAAATATCCCTTCCCCTAACAGGTTTTAATATTACATCATACGGATCTTTTCCTTGCCCCGTATGAAGTATCTCTTTAATATTAATAACCTTTTCTCCGTCAGGTCCGTCAAGTTTAAACTTGACGTGACCTTCCTTTCCTACCTTCTGGATAAAACTGTTTTCTGCCTTCTTCCCTTTGTTAGTCATACCTAACATCTCCCTTCCTTTTTTATTATTTGGTTTAATAATATGATATTTTTTGACTACTGTCAATACCAATTAAAAAATCTTAATAATTTTAGTATATGTAAAATCGCCACAACTCCCTCCAGGCAGGCGTTACAAGAATTTACCTTTTAAAATATTAATTTCTCTTAACATTTAACCTGCCGTCTTTACCAAAAAATTCCATAGGACAGGAAAAATTTGTAAGAAAAGGAAAAATTTTCCTTGT